CTCTTTCATCACTTGCTTGACAATTGCTGCTCGTTTGGCTCTACCATCTCCAGCACCACATGCTATCATTTTAGGTTTTTTGCCACCTTTAACACCCGTCATTTTCTCACTTAGTACACGTTTTGTTATCATTTTACCAACAGCTTGACCTACAGGAGCTGGAACTCCAAATTCTTGTCCAAGAGCACCAATAGCGTAAGGTAACGCTTCACGTCCTACATGAACACCTACTGATTTAAGGTCACGAACTGCGTCTTCTTTTACATATCTTCCTACTTTATCAGATGCTGTAGATAAAGCTTTCTTTAGATTAAATTTTCCACCTGAACCTCCACCTGATCCAGCACCTGCTGATTTTGGTTTTTTACCAGCACCACGAGAACGTCTAGTAGGTAAAGCATTCATATCAATAGGAACGCTGTCAGAAGGAAGATCCATTCTTACAGCACCTGTAGCTGAAGCAACATTTCCCACTTCACCAGCAGACCTCTGAGAGCTGTGGATTGCGGCAGCAGAAGGATAAACATTTCCACCTTTTTTAACTCTTGGTTTTCTTGGTTTTCTTCCAGCCCCAGCTTCACTTGACATCGCACTTAAAATAGCTTCTTTCAATAATTCTTTTGCTAAACCAACAACTTGTTTAGTTCCTTCCTTCTTAAATTCTTTTGCCACAGGCTTAACAATCTCTTTGTAAGCAAATTTACTAGCAGGTTTTAAAGTGCGACCAACACTCTTAGCAATCTTCCCAAGATGAAGACTACCAGCGCTTGGTGTAGCCATTGTCGCAAAAAAATTGTAAGGAGTATTACGATTATTTGTTCCCATTTGTAAATATTCTCTATCCATCACACCTCCAACCATCATTCTATCAGGGAAATGATCAGGTTGAATGTTTGTAGCTACGAACTGCGGTCTCAAGTCAATCCATTCATCCATTTCTCTTAATCTATCTACAACATCACGATTAGATGGAACATCAAAAGTCAAATTATACGGCATTATAATATATATATACAAATTAAAAAAATATATATATATTAAATTATTCATTTTTTAAAAAATGGACTAAAATGTGATTTAAATTGCGGATTTTTGGCAAACAAAAATAAGAAATCGACTAGTTGCGTCATCAATATTGTTAACAAGTATCTCTAAAGTCCCTGCAACAGGATTGTAATTCTGGTAACCAGCTAATTGTAATTCTGGATTAGGAGCACCACTTGTTATCATTGAAATTTGTACAACAGGATCTGTAATAGAAAAATTTGAAGCAGGAGGCATTCCCGTAACCAAAACGTATTTTGAATCGGCTGATATTGGGATGCTGCTGGTTGTAAATTCAAACGTAAAGAAATTCGGCGGAGCGGGAAGTGGATACCTATACTGGTTACTTAAAAGATCCTTGATAGACATTTATATAAGTGGATATAATTTCCTAAATATTACAAATAATAAAATACAGTGCAGACAACATTTGGTCTTTCAGGTTGCACCAGATTTTTCCACCCGATGTCAAATGTCATATTTCCCGTTATCGATGAATAATTGACATCAGAAATATTAATAGCGGGAGAACCACTTAGAACAGTAATCCCTCTTTGGTCTAACACTTGACATGTAAAGAATGAAACGATTGCACCTAAAGGCAAAAACATTGGTTGGGTTACTGAAATTTGACTTACAATACCAGCATTTAATTTAGATGCACTATAAACCTGCACTTTTGTAAAAAGAATAGAAAATTCGGAACCAGTCGGCACGAAAGACGGGTAAAATGGAGAAGTCGGTTGCAGTGGCTCTAAATCCTTAATAGACATTATATAAATAGTGTACATATTTTATTTACAATGCAATAATACCTGTTTGATCGTTACCCAAATAACAGCGTTGTCTAAATCCAATCGTAAATTGAGATGCCTGCCCGCCTGCAAGTTGGTTATCCCAGTTCTTCGTCACAGATGCACCATTATCTGTCAGACAAAGAGCTAATGTGTAATCACCTGTAATGTAAAGTGTTCCATTTAGACCAATCGTAACTGAAGTTAGATCATTAGGGGCAAGTGCGGGATCAACATTATAAATCCAATTAGTAGTGCCAGAACCGCCATTATCAGTGACCGCTAAAACTTGAGTGTCTGTAACCAAATATAACCTGTCGTAATTTCCACCAATGGAAATAGTCCTAAACAGATTCGAAGTCAAACCAACAATCGCTAAAGTCCATTTTATAGAGCTTGTAGTTCCATTGTCTGTAATAGCGTATAAAGTAGTTCCAACACCGTATATATAAATTGTCCCGTCCGCACCAACTGATGGTGTGCTAAACGGAACACCACCAATAGTGCGAGACCATTTCAACAAACCCGTAGAAGTATCAATAGCGTATAAGACATTTGCATTAGACCCGTAAAGAACAGACCCGTCATTACTTAACCCTATAAAAATTGCCCCAACGGGAAGAATAAAAGTCCATTTATAACTTGGGAGTGATCCATCGTCAGAGACTGCGTAAACGTGTCCGTTCTGTCCGCTAATGTAGATAGTTGCATCACCTGTTGAATTATAACTGACTAAAGGAGGAAAAGGATTAACTAAAGGAGTAAGATTTGCAGTCCAAAGATTAAAAGGATTAATAGTGTCAATTTCTATTAATTTGATTAAAGCATTGTTTGACCCAACGTATAACACAGCATCACGTCCGCACGCAGGACTGGTTAGATTAACTTGACTTGTAGGAAAATCCCAAAGAACAAACGCAGAATTTCCGCCATCTTGCAATGCAACCAAACTTCCGCCATCTTCAGCAATATAAAGTATTCCAGTCTCACCAATTACGATGTTGTTTTCATTGAAACTGAAAGACGGACTTGAATACACCCATTTTTGAACGGGCGGATCGGGAGAGATAGGAGTTCCAAGGAAGAGAGACTGACTTGTATTCTGATCGGTTGCTTTATAAGTTGGCCAGAGACCACCCTGTATAATCGGAAATGCAATGACTTCTATTCGCCAATTAGTGATCGATGCTGCACCAAAATTATAAGTTTGAATAATAATGCGACTGGTTGTCGTACCGTAGTCCCAAGCAATCATTCCAAATCCAGCGACATTATTGTAATTAACAGCATCGTCTAAATGAAGTGTCACAGTAATATTACTTAAATAGACATTTACTCCACCTTCAGGTGTATTATTTCCTAAATCAAATTCGGTTTCTTGGAAGTCATCATTTGCAGTCATTGTCGGAACGCCACCGGATGCAGTGACTGTTCTTACTATTGCTTGAAATGCTTGTTGCCCGTAATTTTGCGAAGATGGAGGGATAGTAAAAGGCAAAGTAATGAAATTAGATGGATACGAAGCTGGTTCTTGTAGTAATCCGTGGATAGACATTATATAAATAACACAACATTTTATTTATACATCTGTTGATTGAGATACAAAAATTAAAAACCGAGAAGTTGCGTCAGAACAATTGTTAACCAATATTTCTAAAGACCCTGCAACTGGGTCGTAATTTGAATAACCGCACATCTGAACGTCTGTATTTTGAAACCCTGTAGATATCATTGAAATTTGAACGAATGGATCTGTAATCCCGAAGGGTATTGGGTTTGGCATTCCAGTAACATTTACGTATTGACTCTCTACTTGAATTGCCATACTGTTAGTATTGTGAACGTGAGTAAAATAAGGAGGCGGAGCAGGAAGAGGATACCGAAACTGATTAGACAATAAATCCTTAATTGACATTATATAAATAGCTGGATATTTTATTACAAATAGTAATAAACAGAACAAAGATAAACAGGTGTATTGGTTGCTACTAAACTATTCCAATCAATATACCAAGTCATATCGTCTGTTGCTGAAGAATAATCTACATCTGAAATTTTGATAAAAGGGTCAAAAGTAGGAACACTAACAGTATTTTGTCCGACATTTTGAACTGTAAAATAAATAATATTTGCTGTTGGAAGCAGTCCCATCGCTTGAGTGACTTGAATTTGTCCTGCTGGTGTAGACAAAATAGTAGCATTATTTCGGATTGCCTTAACTAATAGTGTAGGGATTTCAAATCCAGTTGGAATAAAAGATGGATAAAATGGTGATGAAGGTTGAAGAGGTTCTAAATCCTTGATAGACATTGTACTATATTGCAATAATAAAATTGGTGGATAAACCGTAGTAAATTCGGTTATTAATTCCGATAGAGCAAGGAGAAGAATTCACAGAAGTTGGTGCGCCTTCAAATCCGTAATTAATTGTATAAGAAGCACCATTATCTGTAATACAAGCAAAATATCCTTTGTCAGCTGTAACGTAAATTAATCCATCTAAACCGATAGTAGGTGGAGACAACTTCCTTGGATCAGTAGGTAAATTATTAACAGACCATTTTATAGCTCCTGAAGCTCCATTATCAACAACAGCAAAAACTCTGGAACTAGTGCCAGTTGAAGCATTGTTACTTACATATATTGTTCCATTTAATCCAAGACCCAGCACTTTTCTTAATGCTACAAGAGATAAGGTGTTAAGAATCCATTTTATAGTTCCTGAAGCTCCATTATCCGTTACAGCGTATATATAAGTAGTGGCACTGGTTAAATATATTGTTCCATTTTCTCCAATAGTAGGAAAACCTGAACCTGTCCCAACTGCTATACTCCATCTCAAGACACCAGCAGATGTCAGAGCGTATAATATAGCATTAGACGTTGCGTAGATAGTAGAACCATCAGACGTTATAGCTAAATAGGTAATATCATTATAAGTAGAGAAAACCCAATTTACAACACCGTTAGCATTCAGAGAGTAAATTATACCAGTTCCAGATACAAATATAGTTGGGATGCCGTTAATATCGTAATGAAGTAATGGTGGCGAAGGAGCTGTTAATGGAGTAAGATTTGTCGTCCAAACAACAAACGGAGAAGCTGTATTAATATCAGCCACGCAATTTATAGTATTTGTTCCAACCCCATATAATAAATTTCTGTTACCCAATGATGGTGGATTTAAATTAACAAAACCAGTATCAACAGACCAAAGAAGAGAAGCGGAAGATCCGTTATCAACAACAGCTAAAATTTTTCCACTATCTTCAGAAATATACAGAATTCCAGTGTCACCGATTAGAATAACATTTTCGTTAAAACTTGCTCCGACAGGTGGAGCGTAAGTCCATTTTACCGCAGGTTGAGGAGAAGCAGGAGGTCCCGATACTTCAGATTGACGACTATTTTGGTTTGTATCATTATAATAACCCAATAAAGCTGTAAAATCAGGTAAAGGAAAAGCAATTATTTCAACAGACCAGTCTGTAATATTTTGAACGCCTGAATTGTAAGTAGTAACTTTAATTTGATTTACTGTAGCACCATATTCCCAGCAAACCATTCCGAATGGATCAACTCCTAAATAATCGTACGCATCGTCAAGATGAAGTGTAACAACCACTCTACTTAAGTAAATATTTATAGGTGAAAAATCAAATATGGTATCTTGTAGTCCCTGTCCTGCTAACATTGTAGGAACACCCCCAGTTGATGTAACAGAACGTTTTGAAGATTTAAAAGTTTCAGATCCAAAAGTAGGAAGAGTCGGAATTGTAAATGGAAGTGTAATAAAATTAGATGGATACGATGCGGGTTCTTGTAGTAATCCGTGAATTGACATTATATAAATAACACACATTTTATTTATATAACTAACCAACCAATCTTTAGACTCCATTTTTCCTAAAAATGGATTTTAAAGATATTTGTGAAGACGAGATGCCATTGACTTTCGAGCTCCGCCTGATACACCCATCCCCATCATTTCACCAGCATCACCACGCACACCTGAAACTAAATGCTTTGAAGAAATAAAAGGCATTCTTTTAATAGCAGATGACATACTGTGAGCCATTTTACCTCCAATCATTCTACGATAAACAGCTTGTTCCACAGGGCGCACATCACGCTTTTCCTTGGCATCTAACACCATTTGTTTAGTCAAAAGACCAGTGTAGATATTTGAAGATCCTGACACAGTTGTAAACACACCCGAGTTACAGCAGACCACAACAATTTCAGGCTGGAATGTAAGAGCAGTGTTATTTCGTAAAGTAATGTTAAATTGAAATAAATATTGCCCAATCGATCCACTAGAAAGGAAGTCGCACAATGAAAGATTTTGCGTAGGAGATAATATAAGGATTGATCCAGTCGTAGCAATTGACGTTCCAGTTCCAGTTCCAGCTACAGAAGTAGTATTTGCTAAACCAGAGAACTCAACCCAAGATTGAGTAGAGCCGTTAGCAACTGAGATACGCCACAAGTCATTTTGAGTAGCACTTGCCAAAAGACCAGAAGCATTATTAAAATTACAAGAAATCTGAGAAATTTCTAAGAAACTTGCGCTTTCCTTGATGGTCTGTTGAGACATCGGTACACGAGCCGTAATTATAAAATAATCAGGTATTTGATTGAGCTGAATATTTTGACTGGAGATTGTTGCTACAGCTTGAGGAACCAAAGCTGGGTTATTCGTAGAAAGAGACAAATAACGGGGAAATTCTTGATAGGGCAACACATTTCGCACTGGGATAAGGTCAGAAGGTTGTGTAGATAAGAAATTGAAAAGCAGACGGGTGCCGACAAAAGGCTGAACAGCCGCAGCAGGAACAGCACCTGTAACAGCAGGGCAACCAAGAGAAGGCACTATAACCCAAGAATTAGCACTGGAGAAAGCTCGTTTACAGGTGGTATCAATATTCGCAACAAAGTTCATTGTATTAATGCCTGAAAAGCCCTGCATGTTGTAGCAAGGGTCACCGAATATAATAGGAGACAAGAACAATGGTTCAGTCAAAAGGGCAGATACACACACTACCCATCGCTCACCAGCAGCACCAGAAGCAGTGGAAACCTGATCAACGTAGTTAGCACCACCAGCAGTCGTAAATCTGTAAAGACGCACATTAGCAGGGAAAGCGCCACGAGGAGCTTGATCCACATCGTAAGACTGGTCGGAATAATTTCCTAAAGGATTGTTGTTAGCACCAACCCCATCTGCGTAATCCAAATAGGCTTGATCGGGTAGCGTAGGCGTCATACCATTGTAACGGTATAATTCTCTGCTATCATTGAGACGGAGTAAGGGGTCAATCACATCTTGTAAATTGACAGATACGTTACAGTTATTAATAGTGGCTGTCAAAGTAGTCATCAACTTTGCTAAAGGAAAAGCTTGGAAAGCCTCAGTACTTCCGTAGTCGAAAGCGGATTGACCTGCTGTCACACCTGAAATAGCAAAGGACATACTCAACTCAGATTGGATTAAAATTTCACGATTGATAACGATTGACTCACTGGGGATTTGTACAGAGAAGACCATATTAGATGCGGTCGCGGAAATTGCCTGAAATTGTTGATATGTTATATTACTGCCTGAAGAATGTACTGCGTAGGAAAGTTCATCGGTAATTCCAAGTCGACTATCTCTGATAAGAACGGTTCTGAAATCTGAAGACATTATATAAATATGTAAATATAAAAAAAATTAGAATTTATATTTAATTATAATTCCTCCAACTTTTGCCTTAGCTTTTCCTAAAAGCTAATTTAATGGGAAATAGAACCTTTGCGAGAGAACATTATTTTAATGCTACATGATCCGCCACTATTTAACTGCATCGGGAAGAATTCACCTAATTTGGATTTCCAAAAGACACTAATATCAATTTGACTAATAGGTTGATTACCAAACAAATCAATTAATCTTAGCTGAGTTGGAGTATAAAGAAGACTTGGCTTATAGACGCCATCAGCAGCAACAAAATCACTAATAATTTGAGCAAAATTAGAATTGTTACCATCATTAGCGTAAACAATTCCTCCATCAGCAAAAATAAGAGGAGCCGACAACTGATTCGGAACAATTGGTAAAGTTGCGCTTGTAAATACAATAGAAGAAATTGGTGTCCAAGAAGCTACTGTGCTGTATTCTTGAAAGACAGTTGTTGCTACATATTGAGAAGCAACAGGAGCAGAAGTTGGAAGATAAATAGTTTGTGCGCCATTGAAATTGCCTACACCTACTTGAAAATTTTTACCATTTGTAACACCTTGAGTTCCGTAGTTAATACCTAGAAAAGAAGCTAATAAATTTGCTAAAGGAGAGTTGAAATAAATATTAATAGGGTTTACTACAGTTCCAACAGGAAATGTATCGTAATAAGCACTTTCCGCATACAACCCAGCGCAATTGTTATCAGTATTCCAAATAATTGTAGGAGCATGTGATAATACAACAGCAGGAAATGCTGCGATCAACAAAGCATGAGCACTATCGAGAGCTGCTTGTACTAACTGCATTATAAAAGTATAATTAAAGCAGAAATAATATCCTGTAGAATTATCTTGTAATTTATTAAAAGTTTGATTAGGAGCACTAGGTAAATCAGCAAAAGCATTCTGAGGAGACCAAATAATATCAACTTGAAAATCTGTTCCTAAATAACTCAAAGTGATTGAATAAACAGTTAAATTAATGTTACTTTGATTAGGTTGAATTTCAGGCACAAATAATGGTAATGTATTGGTATCGACTTGAAATCTAATGATGCTAAAATAATAGTCGCCACTGTTATTAATGAAAGCATTCTGACGTTGTTCCTTAAAAGCTATAATAGGAGGTCTAGAGTTTTGAGAGAGAACATTTGCGATGGTTATATCGTAATACACCTTATCTGGATTATTATCTCGTTTCACTTGGGATAATTGACTCATTCTATATTATTACTAAATATATTTTTATATTATTATATATTTATTAACTGAAATAGCTTATTTTTACATATATATAAGAATAGTGTAAAGTTGAGATTATTTTTAGATTATACCAATATAATCTATATATTGGGACTGGATTTCTATTGTAAATAACCTAATTAGATTATAATATAGCGATTTTAGATTATATTTTGATTTTATATTGGAATAATTTTAAAATTATTCCAATATTTAATCTAGTTAGATTATTTACAGTAGAAATCCAAGCCCAATATATAGATTATATTAATATAATCTATATATAATCTAAATATAATCTATTTTTTCATCTTAATCAAGCATTTTGAAGGTTTTCTTTTGATCGTTTGTAAATGTTCTACTGGAATATAAAAATAATCTTTTTCATCTGCCTCTATCTTTGCTCTCGAGAATGGTTTCTTCTCAAAAGTATTGAATAAATCTTCATCATATTGTATCCAACTTATCTCATCTGTGTAATTAAACACAAAAATAATTGCTTTATTAGTTTTTGTTACCTTGTTACATGTCATTAATGTTGTTTTATAAGTATTTCTATTTACATCGAATCTAGTTTTTACTTCGAATACGGCATCACCACATTCGTAATCATACTTATCATGTCTTCCAGGGTTCTCTCTGAGCTCTCCTTCTAAATTAAAGTCCTTAAAGTAATCTTTAACATCCTGAAATATTTCGTGTTGCGCTTCTGTACCTTTTTGATAATCTTCTGTATAATGAACCATTTATTCTTATATATATACAAGAATAATTTTTTTTAAATTAAAAGTATTCAAATAGATTTAAATCTATTTATTTCTAAATAAAATCAAATATTTAGAAATAAAATCTAAATAGTAAGTACAATGAATTCTCCAACTTATAGATTAGCTGAACAAATTTGGGATGCTGAAGAATTTTTAGGTGTTCAACATTTTCTACAATCTAAAGAACAATTTATTAAACAACAGCTTCATCACACTGAGAATGATTTAGCTGTTAGATTACTTGATCTTGATAAGATACTAACTAACAAAAATATGGAAACTTGGAATGAAATTATTTTTGAACATTTTAAAAAATGTAAAAATGAATATGATTTGCCTGATCCTGTAGCTGTAACTCTTGAGTTTTGGCAATCTAAATATATTAAATTGTTACCTACTGCTTTAAGAGATGAGATTATTAATGAAGATGAAGTGTGTTCACTATTAGAAGCATCAGGTGATTATTTTGCTGGATTCGAAAATGAACAGCATTTGGTGAATGCTTGGTTACCTTGGAATTCAGTTTTAGAGAGAATTAGTTAGAGTTTAAGATTATATTTATAATATGTTTATAAATATAATGGATACATCAAAACTTTCAATGATGATTACATCTGAAGATATTGATCGATATTTAGACGCTGGTTCATCAAAAATATTAAAATATGCTGAGCTAGATCAGTTTAGAACAATGGAAGAACTTTTACCAAAAGAGGTTGATTATCGAATTATTTTAATTGAACAAAATCCGAATTCAGGACACTGGTGTTGTATTCTAAGATATGGTAAAACTATTGAATGGTTTGATTCGTATGGATTAAAACCTGATGGTGAACTTAATTTCATTTCTAAAATTAAAAATAAGTTACTTGGACAAGATGTGAAACATTTAACTTTTTTGTTTAACGACGCAGTACAGCGTGAATGGAATTGTATTTATAATAAAAAGAAATTACAGAAGTTAAAAAATGGTATCAATACATGTGGTAGATGGTGTTTACTTAGAATTACAATGTTAACACAGTTCTATTTTGATCTTGATGAATTTTTAGAATTTATTGAAAAGAATTTCAAAGGTGGTGCTTTATCAAAATCAAAAGATCAAATGATTTCTGATTGGATTAAATAATTATTCAAATACTTCTGAATGTAATAGAGAAGGTTGATTTAGTAGACCGTCGTTTTCATCTTACCTTTAGGATTGGTTATTTCTATTGGAGAAACGAAAGTGTAATAGAAACTAGTAACCTTTGGAATGAAAATTAAATATTATTCAGAGAAGTATTTGAATAATATTATTCTTTAATGTAGTGATCCTGGATTGTTGAAATACTTGTCGCCATACTTGTAGCATCCTTCTTCATCTCATCTGCTATATCTTTATATTTATCTGTTAAAAATATTTTTCTCAACATACTCACTCCTATTTTTTTTCCAAATATTTTGTAAAGCAATCTTGTAAAATCATTATTATTTGTAAATGCTTTTCCATCGTAAGAAACTATAAATGGTACAGATTCTTTTTTCATTTCCTTTGCTAGTGGATGATATTTCAAATATAAATCTATTATCTGTCTTAGCTCAAAATCAAGGCTCTCGGTCTGCTGTAAGTAACAACCTTTCGTTTTATAATTATTAAATTCAAACTTGTTATCCGCTAAATTTAAAACATTCGACATTGTCTTTGTAGGTGACTCCTCTTTAGATTCATGTTCAGCTGGGGCTGGGGTTACAGCTTTAGCGGTCTTTGGAACTTTTACTTTTAGAGTGGTAACTACCATATCTTGATAATCCATATTTCGGCGTGGACGTTGTAAAACGTATAGTCCTAACACTACTAAATCTAAAAGTTTGTTGTACTGAGCTTCCGAAATCTTTTTAGATTTTGATTCCATTAATTCTGTAAAAATAGTTTTTAATTCATCAAATTTAGATTTTATTTCTTCTTGACTTAGCCAATTATCCGTTTCCTTTGGAGTTTTTTCGTTACTAGTTTTTAGATCTTTGTTGATGGCTTCTAGTGATGGATAATATCTGTCATATAATTTCTTCATTTTTGGTTGGTCTATCATTGATTTTAATAAAGAAACTATTGAAATAATATAAGTCCTGCGTGTGTTAGGTTTCTGCTCATCTAATTTTTTTTGGATTGCTTCTACATCTTTTAAAAAATTCAGATTTTTTATTGTCTGTCCTCCGTTTAATCTTGTAAGATTTTTTAAATACAGATTCTTAGAACTTTCACTAATTGCCTTTCCATCAAACAAACTTTCACTAAATGATTTCTCAGCCATTTATATTATATTAGATTATATTTTTAAATAATTATTAGAAATCTATTCATTTCATTCATTCATGTTTTTATATAGTTGTAAGAATAAGCATTTGAAGATAAAATGAAATAATAATAATATAGTTAAATAATATATAATGGCTACTACTCCGACGTATATTAACCAAAGGATCAACAATCTACA